CTGGTTCTTTTACCCCTAAAAACACCTCAATCAGCCACGTTCAAGATGAATTCGACTAGATATGCCTAGTCATACCTCAAAAGGGCTTAAAACGGCTCCAGTGACCTTGCAGGGGGTTGTGGAGCCTCGTATATGGACTAAAAGCCCAGATTTACCTAGTTATGGAATCGATTTCATTGAATTCTGTGAGTCAATCGGGTTCAAATTGCTTCCATGGCAGATGTTCCTTGCCCACGAAATATGCAAAGTCGATGAAAATGACAAATGGTATTTCAAGGAAGCCGGGGTGATTATCAGTCGTCAAAACGGCAAATCTACCTTTATGCAATTAATGATTCTATGGCGAATGTTTGATATGGGACAGAAATTGCAGGTTCATACAGCTCATAAATTGACTACGTCGAGCGAAATCTTTTGGAAAATCGATGACACGATCCAAAACAATCTTTCATTGGTCGAAAAGTTCTATAAAAAGTACGAAACAAAAGGTTCGCAGGAAATAAAGCTAAAAGATGGAGCCCGATACCTAGTTCGAGCCAATAACTCAGCCGCTCGCGGCATCGCTGCACCGGACACGATCTATATGGATGAAGTTAGAGAATATAAAGATGATGAAGTATGGAGTTCGCTTCGATATACCCAAATGGCAACGCCAAATCCTCAAGCACTAATTTTTAGCAATGCTGGAGATCAACATTCAGTGATCTTAAATCGACTTAGGGAACGCGGACTAGCTGCGGCTGCTGGATCAGATGATCGAATCGGCTGGTTCGAATGGAGCGCCGAACCTGGTTGCGATATTCGAGATAAAACCGCCTGGGCTCAAAGCAATCCGTCGTTGGGGCACACGATCAGCTTAGAAAATCTTGAAACCGCCATGTCCGATGATGAATCAATCGTCCGAACCGAATTATTGTGTCAATGGGTTTCGGTTGTAAATCCAGCGATCAATCCTAGTAATTGGGCAGCCTCAGCACATAAAAATTTGAAGATGAATAAAGAATCTGAAACATGGATGGCAATCGATCTATCACCCGACAGAAAAGCGGGTGCATTAATAGCAGCGCAACAAGAAGGGGACAAGATAAATGTCTTTCTACTCCACACCTGGACAAACCCAACAAACCTCGACTCGAAACAAGTCGCAAATGACGTCGCGACATACGTCCGAAAATACCCTACGCAGACGGTTGCATATTCTCGTCAAACATCCGCTGCTGTTTCCGCTTTACTTTCGCCAGCAGGTATTCCTACTACGCCTATCGATGGCGCACTTTATGGTCAAGCTTGCGACGAAATGCTTTCCGCGATCACTTCCCAAAGGTTACGACATCCAGACGTGGATGAATTCAATAAACAAGTCCTCTCAGCAGTAAAACTTCCATTCAAGGATGGTGGATGGTATTTAGGACGTAAAGTCAGCAATGCAACAATTTGCGCGGCAGTTGCGATGGCAATGGTCTGCCATTTTGCTGCACGACCTGAGTCGGAAGCCGATATTATTTTCGGTTAATACGGTATAATTCCCCTAATGGGAATCTTCAATCTTAAATCAAAATCTGTCGAGCAATCAAATGCTTTGACGGTTGATGCCGCTTATACGGCTCCGCTTGAGGGAAGTCAATGGACTCTCGGTGGCTTCGTTGGTGCCACACGCACCGAAGCGATGGCGGTTCCAACAATCGCGCGCGCGCGAAACATCATCTGTTCAACAATCGCATCCTTGCCACTTGAACAATATAATAAATTTACAGGGGCACATATCGAGCCCACTCGCGTTTTTAATCAACCCGACTCGCGTGTTCCTGGCTCTTATATTTACGCATACGTCGCTGAGGATTTGTTGTTCAGAGGCGTATCTTATGGAATGGTTTTAGAGCAATATGCCGATTCACGCGTTTCGAATTGGACTCGCATATCTCCAGATCGCGTTGTCGTTAAATTAAATGCGATGGGCACTGAAATCATTGGATATACAGTCGATGGAATAATAGTTCCCAACGCTGGAGTCGGTTCATTAATTGTTTTTTATGGATTAGATGAAGGTTTATTGACTCGCGCTGGAAAAACCATCCGGGCAGCAGCCGCGCTTGAAGCTGCGGCAGAAATGTATGCTAAAGAGCCAGTGCCACAAATGGCGCTCAAATCTAACGGCACAAATCTTACTTCCGAACGAATTAAATCGTTGTTATCCGCTTGGAATTCTGCCCGACGTACTCGATCAACGGCTTTCTTAAATGCGGATATTGATCTGCAAGTTTTGGGCATCGATCCAGCAAAACTTCAACTTAACGAAGCTCGTCAGTACGTCAGCCTGGAACTTTGTCGCGCTATCGGCTTGCCAGCATATTTCGCTTCGGCTGAACAAACTTCAATGACTTATAGCAACGCGATTTCAGAGCGCCGCGCCCTTATTGACTTTTCTATCCGCAACATCCTAGTCGCAATCGAGCAACGCCTCTCCATGCCAGATTTCGTCACAGCGGGCGTTGAAACACGCTTCAGCCTCGATGACTTCCTTCGTGGAGACCCACTACAGCGCGCTCAGGTATATCAAATTCTTAACACCATCGGAGCGATGAGTGTTGAGCAGATTCAAGAGGAAGAGGATTTAATCAAATGAAAATCCAAATGCCAATGACCGTAACAGCTGCAGATTCAGAATCTCGAATCATCGCTGGTCGTATTGTCGCATGGAACGCCGAAGGAAATACATCAGTCGGCAAAACAATGTTCGAACCAAACTCAATCGACATTCCAAAAAATATAAAATTACAACTTGAACACAACAATTTGAAGCCACTTGGCAAAATGATTTCAGCGACCGTCGATGAAAGTGGAATTGTTGCCGAATTCAAGATTTCAAAGACAACCGCTGGTAACGATGCACTTGTTGAAGCATCAGATGGACTTCGTTCGGATTTTTCAGTCGGCGTGGAAGTTACAGCATGGGACAACAAAGACGGAGTTCTATCAATTTCGGCATCTAAACTTATTGAAGTATCACTGGTAACAGATGGCGCTATTCCAGGATCAGTTGTTGAAAAAGTCGCAGCAAATGAAACAAAAGTTTCTGAATCTGAAAACGATTCAGAGAACCAAACTCAAACTCAAGGAGAAACAGTGTCAGACACTACCGTAGAAGCTCCTGCCGTTGAAACGGTAGAGGCTGCAAAGGTTGAAGTAAAGGCTGCATCAGCACCTTATATCTCAACTACTGTACGCAATCCAATTAATACTCCAGGTCTTTACTTGGAACACTCAGTTCGCGCCGCACTTGGCGATGACACATCTAAGTTGTACGTTGCAGCAGCATCAGATACAACATCAACCGAAGTTGCTGGACTTGTTCCAACACCTCAGTTCACACAAATTTGGGATCCAAAGACTACAAACATCCGTCCGGCAATCGCTGCGGTTCGTTCAGCAGTCCTTCCTGATTCAGGACTTACATTCCAGATTCCACGCGTAAAAACAGCTCCATCAGTCGCAGCAGCTGCCGAAAAGGGTGCTTTTTCTGATACTCAGACAGAAATCGAATATGTAACAGCTACAGTTTCAAAATATGCTGGTATGCAAAAATTCGATGTTGAAGTTTTGGATCGCACATCACCTGCTTTCTTTGACGAATTAGTTCGTCTTATGGCTAACCAATATGCAGCAGCTACAGATGCAGCAGTGTGGACAGCAATCGCTAATGGAACACTAGATTCAACAACAGTCACACTTCCATTCGACGGAGATACATTCGCCGGATTCATTTCTCGCGGTGCAGCTTCGGTTTATGCAAACACAAAACGCCACGCAACAGGCATCGTATGCACACCTGATCAGTGGGCTAACATGATCAAGCTAAACGATTCAACAAAGCGCCCATTATTCGACGTTGCAGGAAATGCATCAAACAACGTTGGAATGGTGAACCCAGGTGGTTTCGTTGGTTCAGTTATGGGTCTCCCTGTCTATGTAACACCAAACGCTTCAGGCGTTGCAGATGACTCAATCATCATCCTCAATGGAGACTCATTCGTCTGGTACGAATCAGCTGCTCCACTACAGCTCCGTACAAACATCGTTTCAACTGGTCAAATCCAGGTCGGTTATTACGGTTACGGTTCAGCAGTAACACTCACAGCAGCGGGCGCTTTCACACTAAATATCGCTTAGTCTGCTCAAATTAATCGTGGGGGGCGGGTGCTCCCGCTCGCTCCCCACCTAGTAGAAGGATGAAGAAATGCCAACGATTATCACAGCTTCCGAGTTGCGTACCGTTCTTGGCGTCTCTTCATCCCTATACAGTGATGCAATTCTTAACGATATTATTGACACTAGCGAGACAGTCATTTTGCCGCTTTTGGTTAAATATCAATGTTCAGTTAATTACCATGAACGAATTTCAAATGTAGCAACACTTTATACGCTTCAAAAACACAATTTTGTCGTTGGCTCTAGCGTGGTAGTTGCAATCGATCATGCTGGGTTCGATGGAACAAAGACAGTAACAGTAGTTCCAGATGAGTATTCATTTTCTTATGCAAGCACAGGTTCAGACGTTGAAATCAATGCAATCATTCCGTCAGGCACAGCCACTCTTTCAGGTGCTTCAACTTATGTAGGCAATTCAGCAGTTGAGCAAGCGGTAACAGTAGTTGCCGTAGAAGTATTCCAAAGTCGTACAGCAGCGGGTGGGCAAATTGAGGGTGTTGATTTCAGCCCTAGCCCTTATCGCATGGGTCGGAGTTTATACAACAGAATTTCGGGTCTTTTAGGCAGTTATGTCGATGTCGAAAGTATTGTCGGATGACAACCTCAACAATCCTTAATACGGTGAGACAACCTCTCGCTACAGCTCTTTCTGGAGTAACTGCAAATGTATTTTCGTACGTTCCAGAGAGCGTTCCAGTTCCAGCGGTTGTGTTAGTTCCTGCATCACCGTATCTAGAATTTGATACAATCGGATCAAGCACATTTCGTTGCAAGATCAATTTCACCATATCTTGCTGCGTTACTTATTCAAGTAATCCAGCATCGCTTGACAATATCGAGCAATTAATTGAAAGCGTTGTCCTAGCCATTCCATCAGGTTATGAAGTGAGCGATGTACAACGTCCCACCGTTACACAAGTAGGCGCAAGCAATCTGCTGGTAGCCGATATAGGCGTTAGTACCCACTACACGCGAACAGTCTAAGGAGACAAAATGGCAACAACAGTCATAACAGGTCGCGACCTC